GTGGTAACTTAGATCCCCTTTGACTCAACATACCTATCATACCGATATGTGATATGGCAAGGAGACTACCCACAGTGCCTATAGCGATCCACTTCCACTTACTTCCGTTTGGTTGTGTCATCATTTTACACAATATAGTGCTTACTATATAGGCACAAAAAAAGAGACCCAAATGGGTCTCTTTGTAAGATATGTAATATCTGAATTACATAAGGTTTGCAACCTTAACTCTTCTGTAGTAGCGGTTAGCGTTGGAAAGAAGTCTTCCAAGTCCTTGGTTAGATACGTTACCTTCGGCAAATGGGTTTGCAACGATTCCGTAACGAGTCTTGAAGCCAATTTTTGGTTGGAAGGTGTCCTGACCCACTGCACGAACCATCTGTAGAGGAACGTAAGGGCAGTAGAACAATCCAGCGTCATAAGGGTTAGTACCTTTGTAACCAACAACGTAGTACTGATTAGCGTCATTGTTTGCAGCGAAAGGATCGATGTAAACTTTGTACTTACCAGCAAGAGTACCAGCAAATGTATTACCAGTATCGTCAACGTTTAAGTTAGCGTTAAGTGCAGGGGTGTAATCAAGAATTCCAGCCATTGTAAGAGCTGAAGCAACGTCGGCAGAGCAGAGAACCACGTTGCCCTTTCCGCGACGAGTTCTTTGTGCGATTTGGTTCGCATCTCTTTCGATCTGGAATAGAAGTCCTTTGAACTTCTCAACTGACCAACGACCGTTTGAGTCGGTGTCTAAGTCGAACGTTCCAGCGGTTGCAGTGTTGATTGTTGCACCTTGTTCTGCGACCTTGTAGATAGTACGGATAACTTCTCTGTTGATCTCTGCAAGTATCTCTGTTGAAAGGATATTTGCGAGTTCAGACTCAGCGTTTAATCCGTGAATTGCCTTAAGGTCTTGAGCCAATTCTAAACTGTACTCAGCTTTGAGTGCTCTGGACTTCGCAGTCACAGTAACTTTCTCAATACTGAACGCCATCTCTTGGAAAGCGTTAGCAGCAGAATCTCCGAGTGCCTCAGAGTCTCCTGTTACCATACCTTGACCAGTGTTGTATGCAGCAGTAGTTGCTGATCCAACTGGGTTTAATGCGCCTGGGTTAGTACCTTTCTGAGGAGAAGTTGTACCGAAACCAGCAGCAACATCTGTAAATCCAGATGTAAGATTTTGTGATGAGTTCTGTCCAGAGAAACTTGTATCTGGTTCATCGAAGAGAGCCTCAGTTCCACTCTGATTAGTGAATCTGGATCTCATTGCGAAGATCAAACCAGTTGGGCCACTCATTGGTTGTACACCAGCAAGGTCATATGCGACCAAGTTAGGCATTGCACGACGGATCAATGAGATGAGAACTGGGTCGAAACCAGCAACAGGACCTGCGTCAGCAGCTGAACCTGTAAATCCACCTGTTCCAGCGGAGTTAGTTGGAGATGCCTCAGTCAATGACTGGAAAGCATTCTCTTCTCTGAGCATTTGCTCTTGGTTTTCAAGAAGAACCGCAGTAACGTTCCTTCTGTGTGCGTCTTTAATTGGATCTGACCCTTCGTGATCTAGAAGGGGAGCCCACTTTTCAGTGAGTTGTTGATAGTTGATGTTTTGTTGCATCGGTCTATAAGAGTTGTTTAGTTAAAAATTAATCAGTTCCTATTTCATACGTCCAAGTGCTTCAAGATATGAAGCCATTGCGCCAGTTGGTGGCTCAACGTGTTCTGCTTCTTCTTTCAGTTCTTGAGGAGCGGACGTTGTGGATGTTGATTTCTTCTGTCCGAAATAAGATTCTTTCAGAGTTTCAATTTTTCCACGATAGGATTCTTCACTTTCAAACTCAACACTTTCTGCAAGAGTTTGTAGTTTCTCTTTCTGAGATACTGCAAGTCCTTCTGCAACGCTGTTGAAGACAGTCTGAGCAGTTGACTCACCAAGTTTTTGGTTAAGTGCAACGTTTCTTTCTATCTGCTCATTGAGCTTGGTCTCCATTTCATCAAGTTTGTCCACCATGTTTTCTAGGACATCATATTTATCTTCAGGTAAGGTTACATAATGTTCTTCAAAAAGCTTTTTCATGCCTTCCATGAAGGATTCTGTCATTTCGGATTTAATGCCTTTCTCGATAGCGATAGCATTTTCTTCCATCCATTCTTGGGCGACATATTCGAGGTATGCGTCAGTTCTCTCAGTGAGTTCGACTTTGATTTCCTCAACCTGTTCGTTGAGTGCTTTCTCATACTCTTCGTTTAACTGATTCTCGATATCTGTAATCTTAGCATTAATAGATGCTTCAAAGATTGTTTTTGCCTTTTCTTTGAATTCCTCAGAAAGGTCTTCTCCAGAAAGAAGTGCGTTGACATCTTCTTCGATGGCAGCGTTTAGATCAACTGCTTCAGTTTCAGTTGACTCTTCTTCAGCGACAACCTCTTGGGTTTCGTCAGCTTCCGCCTCTTCGGCGTACTTGGGTGCAGTAGGCATTGGATCAGCTTTACCAGCGTTTTTAGTGATTACGTCTTTAACCTGCTTAATAGTCGCGGTTGGCGTTTTAAGTTGGTTACTGTTGTCGTCAGGCTTTGAGTTCTCAGGCGTAGGACCACCAAGATCTTCAACGGAACCTTGACCATCAGGAACGTAATTAGGAGTAGAGGGCATTGGATCGCCTTTTGCTGCTCCACTATTTACAGCGGTATTAGATTGCTGTGTCTTTACATCCATTTCTTGTAAATCTCCACGGGACATTTTGAACTCTCCGTCGTAAAACGTGTTTAGATATCGTATAATCTATGTTTATTTATTAAATCAAAGATTTGATAAGAAGTTTTGGAAAATTTCCAACTTCTTCTCGTCAAGTTGACCTTGATCTACTAATTTATTTATAGTTTTTTGGGTCTTCTCAATGACCTCCTCCACTGCCTTCTCAGGCTCAGCAACTGCAATCGCAGGGTGAGTCATAGTTTTTTCTTCTACAACTTCAATCTGTGACTGTTTTGCCTTTAGGATTCCTGCCTCCCAAACCCAATCAACTCCCTCCATAATACCATTCACAAATGCGTCTGGTGCTGAAGGATCTGCTACTATATCAGCAGCAGTGGCGAGCATGAAATCTTCACCGACAACTTTGTAGCCTTCGCTAGTGTCTTTGAGACTTCCCATTCCTCTAGATGATACTCCAAGAGTAACGCCGTCATTCAATAATGACTGTGCGATTGTACCCATAGGTGTATTGAGGAGTTGTGCTTTACCTACAAAATTTGTTCCTTCCTTATGAAGGTCTACAATCTTGTGGGATACTCTGTCTAAGTTTACAGTAGGACCTTCGGGGTGACCTAACTCACCAAGAGCACGACCTTTGCCAACAAACGCTTCATTATATCTGCCGACCTCTTTCTCAAGAGTTTCTACAGGATAAAAACGTCCGTTTCTGTTCTTAAGGTTTCCTTGTAAAAAGATACCCTCAATAAACATATTCTTCTTACCGTCTTTTTCTTCGATAAGAACCTTAGCGGTTTCGATCTCTTCAGTGATGAGTTTCATGTTAAGCCTCAGGTTGTTCTTCTTCTACTGCATCATCAACTGGTTCTGCCTCTGCGACAGGTTCTTCAACTTCTGCTGTATCCTCAACAGAACTAGGTGTGCCAGGAGCTTCTTCCTCTTCTGGCTCTTCCTCATAGTTTAGATGAGGATTAGGTCCACCAAACATGTCAGCTGTGACTGCTGGTTTCACTATATCAATGTTCTCTGCAGCCTTACTGTATAAGATATCTTTAATCTTATCGTGAATATCCGTTGCGGAACCTTCTTCGCCTGCAGCGATCATATCAAGTAAATCATTATCCATAAATTGTTAATATAGAATTAGACTAGTATTATTTATATTTCGCCGCCTTCGGGCATCTCTGGAGCTTCTGTGGCACTACCATCTATGCCAGGATCTTCTGGCATTTGACCCATATTTGGATCAGGATTCATAGCACCGCCAGGCATTTGTTCTGGATGAACTCCAAGTTGAAGTTGTTGTACTTCCATAGGATCTGCAAGTTTACCTGACTTGATTTCTTTCTCCATTTGTTTATCGATCTCGATGATCTCTTCATCCTTCTGCTTGAGAATATGTCTACGAACATAATCAAGTGAGAAATATTTACCAACATAAGGATCAACAGCGGCGACAACACCGAGTCTTTCGTTGAGTAGTTCAGTTTCCTTGAGTTCTGCAAAATGATTGTCATACACAAAATCATATTGAATATGATCTCCTAGTGTTTCCCAATCCTCTGGGGTGACAATGTTTTTTAGAATCAACTGAGTCTTCAACATATCGTTGAATAGATGAGAAAATCTCTTTCTCATTCTGCCAACAAACTTTGTGAACTTGATCTCATCTCTTAAGATCTCGGATGATCTACCA